AAGTGCGCCTATGGCATCACCTGTCATTTGTATTTTTGATTGCTGAACTTGTTGCTCTAACTCTCTACGCTTTTTAGCTTCTAATTTTTCTTGGGAAGTTCTATTAGCCATTAAAAGATATATCTCTGCCTCTGCATCAGCATAGGCTTGAGTGCCTTCCTTGTATAAAGATTTCTTTTCAGTAAACAATTTTAATTCTTGCTCGTAACGCTCTCTATTAAACTTCTCTTCTAACTCTAATTGTTTAAATAGATTGGTTTCAACTTCTAAAAGTGTTTCTCTGTATATATCGGATACCTCAAGAGCGTTCTCCTTGCGTGACATCTCAAGGTCTAACAACTCTCTCTGTAGAGCCATCTCATTCATCAACTGCTCACTTCGGAATCCTGCTACCTGTGCTTGAACCCCTATAAGCTCGTTCTGTGCAGCTAAATACTCCTTTTGGAACTCAATGTTGTTTTCGTCAAGAGTTAACTGTCGTGCTTTTGCATCTAATATGCGTTGAGCATTCTCAAGCATTGCATTCTCTTGCTCCTCTAATACTTCCTTTAGGTCGTTATTCGCTTTGATACGCTCCTCAATAGTAAAGCGTTCATCGTCTCTTACTTGTCTTAATTTCTCTGCTTGTAAGTCGTACTTCTCAATCAAGCCTTGTGCTAACACCTCTGCAATCTCTGCTTGTTTGTTAGTCTCGGTCATTGCTTGACCTTGCTTGACAGTCTCTACTACATAGTTAGAGATAGCCTTTGCTGCCTTTGTAGTACCCTCTGCAATCTTTTTAGCAGAGTCATCTACACCTGTAAGCACATCTACCATCTCTGTACCTGCGGCTTTAACACTATCTAAAGCACCCTTGAAGTCTCCTGTGAAGAACTTCTTCATTGCTTCACCTACAAAGCCCAATACCTCAAGCATTGATTGGAAGCGTTCAATGATGTTGTTCTTAATGCCCTCACCTAAAGCCTTAATGCTTTCTACAGGATTCTCAAATATCGTTTGGAAGAAATCGGCTATGCCTCCTATGTTGGCACTAATGAATTTAGAGAAGTCACTAAAGGCTACCTGTAAAGTATTGAATGTGGTGTTGAAGAAGTCTACTGTCTTCTGGTTGTTATCAAACAACTCCTTCAGTATGTCCATAGCAGCTAAAAGAAGTCCAATACCTGCCGCCTTAATCGCTACACCTAAACCCTTGAAGCCTGTTCCAAGTCCCTTGATACCCTTTTGGCTATCTTTAGCACTCTCACCAATGTCTTTAGTAGTATCGGCAATTGTGTTAATGCTATCAGCAGTCTTATCGGCTTGAGTTTGGGAAGCCTTTAACGCATCAATGAGTTCGTCTAACTTCTGCTCAAGACCAGAAAGGTCTGCACCTATAACTATGTTCTTCTCTATTGCCATTTGCCTAATGCTTCTATGAGAGTACGAGGGTATTGGTACTTGCCTTTGGCAATCCTTACATCCTCATTCTTCTCGTTAGTCTCCTTTAGAGCCTTTATAAGATAACCTAACTTGCTATACATCGTTGAGTAATTCCATTTGTGTCTCTCCTGTAGATAGGTTTAACTTCATTTGGTTGATAATGTAGTTTCTTTCACCTATCGTCAACTTGTCGTTTATCTTCAATGCTAACATCAAGCCTAAAGGCAATTGTCCACTATACTGAAATGTTCTTCTACTCGTGTCGTACAAATCCGTGATATAGTCCTTCCAATAGTTGCTATACAACCCTTGACTAAATCCTTGCAACAGGTAAGGGTCTACCTCCGTACCGAAGTTCAAGGTCTTGGTTACTGATTCCGCAGTTGCGTTGTTTACATTGCCCACTTGCCAAAAGTCAGTAAAGGGGAAATGGTCTCCATCCATATTCACATAGCTGAAAGACTCATTGCCTCTTATGTTACCTGCTACATAGAAGATAAGTGGTGACCCGATATACGGCTCAACCTCTCTTGTGATACTCTTACCTACACCTATTGTTGTTAACGCACCTCCGCTTTGGTCGGACAATCTTTCAAAGAGCATATGGTCAAAGCCAACCTCAACCTCAAACTCCTCTCCATCAAATGTGAAGTCGGCTCGTAAATCGCCATAGCCAATGTCATTCTGCAATCTAAACTGCTCACCTAATATTGCTTCTGTTTCGTTGTACTTAAAATTGATTCTACGATAGAGCGATGGCTTACGGATAGTGATTTCTTCTGTATCAATGTATTCCGTAACATCTCTTGTAGTGCCTTCTGCATACCAATTGTCTAAAGGTTCAATGTCGTATTTGTTATTAGCTACAGGAACTATAACCAAATTAAAAGCCCTTACAAGGCTTCCTATGAAATCACTAATCTTCTG